ATTAATAGTCCGCCAACGTCTTCCATAATTAGGTTACCGCCAGAAGCAATAGTATTCAAGTCTGAGTTTTTAAAGTACTTATTACTAAACTCTAGTTTAGAGAATCCTGCAATACTTGAGTTAGTTAAAGGCTGTGATGGCGTATTTACAGATATTTTACCTGCTAGGGCTGCAGCCATGTAATAACCAGGAACTGGTATAAGTACATCAACTTCTACTTTAGTAGTCGTAGATACTGCCTTTATAGTCGTGATTTGAGCATCAGTAACTGAATCGCCCTTTTGATAAGACCCGTCAGTTGCACTAGCTACCCATATAGGTCTGTGTGCACCTGCAAATGTTGCACCAAAAGCTGCAGTAATGAAAGCAGTTGTCAGTGTCCCTAAGTTTGCATTTGTCATTCTAACATAAGCTACTTCTGGGTGAATGTTGAATAAGCGTTTTTCACCTTGACCCATTGCCCAGTTTTTTAGCGCTGTAGCGTTTTCGGCTTTAGTTCCACTTTCATAGTCAGCAATCCCTGCTACTGACCCTATTACAATTCGCTCTCCTTTCTCCTCAGGCGCAGACATTGCGGTTGCATGAGACTTAAAAGCTGTTATGTCAGCCTCTAAAGAAGAAAGTACTGCAATAGAATAAACATCTAAAGCGCCTTCAAATAAGGTAACTCCAGTAGATACTGCACTTCCTTTAGCTGTAACGCCCGCATAAAATTTAGATGCACCGTTTTGAAAAAGCATGCTTGCTCCAAATACAAGTGGGTTAAACCACTGACGACTTGGGTCTAAAGTAGACTTCGATATAAAGTCGTTTATTTGCTTAGCGTCGTCTATTTCTATTAGAGTGTTTTCTCTTTCAGCATTTTTAGCTAAGTATCCAATATGTACTGAAGCTTTATCTAAAGCAACATTGGTCCTAATTTCCTGCCCAGCTGGGATTGTTAATAGGCTTGTACCGTCTACAAGGTCTGGCGCTGCTAAAGTGTAGCCTCCCGATTCTAGGTAAACAACATCGCCTGGAGTTCCTGTGGTGCCCTCGTTTGCTAAGTAAACTACAACTGAGCCAGCTACGATATTAGCAACTTCGTAAGGTAGTATTACAACTAACTCTGCGCCGACATATTTAGTTTCAATGGCCACTGTAGGATCTACCCATATATAACCTGGGCCTACAACTGCACTTTTAAGCGTTGGGTCAGGTAAAGGAAAACTTTGGCTAACTTGTACTTGTCGTACGGTAACGCCTGGTTTTTGATAAGACATAAATTTTTCTCCTAATTTTAATTATTTAATTTTTTGGTGCCGATTTCACTCCTCGGTACACGCTAGTGCCGATTCCTAAAAGCGGGTTGAGTGTGAATGTACCAGCATCTATAGCTGTGTCCATTATTCTTTTTGACTTTTTAGTCCCCTTTTCAGCAGAGGCATATGTAAACGCGCCGACTGCTACTCCAGAAGTCCCAAGTCCTATAGATAAAGGCTGTATAGCTTTTCTTTTCTCAAGTATGGCAGTCCCTCTTTCTGTGTACCCTTTTATTTCACGATCTTTAAAAAGTTTATGTTTTCAAGATCCTTCTTGTACTCTGTGATTCCTGGCGAACTCTTTACCATCCTTTTTAATTATCGACCATTCTTTTCTAGGTCCGCTCGTTACAATCTCTTTATACCTATCACCCTTCATCTGCTCAATAGGTGTTTTTACAATTTTCTTAATCCCATTAAAAAACCCGCCGCTCCTGCTTTTATCAAAAGCATCTATAACTCCACCAATAATATGCGCAGTGTTTCCAACACCCTGGCGAAAACCTCTAGACAAAGTCGGAACTTCAGTTTTATTAAGGTCTTGAATAACTGCCTGTCCTTTAGAATTAACCGCCCCCATAGTATTTTTAATACCGTCTTTACCTAACCCGATCGTTCTAACAGGGTCTTTAAACTGCCTAGCATAATCTATAAAAGACCTAAACGCGCCTTTACCACCTGTAGGGTTCATGGCTGCATGCTCCACGCCTAATAGAAACTTTCCTATGTTTGTGTTTTCAAAAGGTAATTTTCCTAAAAGTTTTAAGCTTGCTTCTTTAGCTAGTTCACTTGCCATGTATAAATGATATCATTACTTAATAGTTTATAGTTTATAAATTCCATATACTCCGAAAGGGTCGGGTACTGTATATAATGTATTATCTATTAAGTCAATTGTCAAGGGGACGCTAGTTTTTTGTTCTAAAGTTACTGAATCTTTAAAATTTGCAAGTAGCTGCTTTCCATCTGGAATTGGGTCAAAGAGTTTTATAGTTTTACCATCTCCATTTATAATATACTCTAGTCCTTCAGTTAGTTTAACATCGTCATAGTAAAGTTTTTGTGTAAAAAGAGATGTATTTTTAAATACAGTCTCTAAAACTAGAAATGATATATTAATTGGGATTAATGTTACTTTAACACTTGAAGCTGTAAGTGAAACAATATTTTCTTTACCTAAATTTAAAGATGTTACCTTATGAATTCCTTGAGCCCTAAATGCTTCCCGATTTGCTGATATAACATAAAATACTTCATTAGCTAATTCATCTACTAAAAATGGAGTTCTATGTACAACATTTATTGATAGTGAGCCTTGCATTAAATCAGTTATAGAGTAGTTCCCTAGCCTGCTTTTATCTGGCTGCGGCCCCATACTCGGTACGGTTTTTGAAGGGTCTCCATTATAATATTGTGGTTCAGCTCGTAAGTAATTGGCTCATCCGGCAGGCCCCCTGTCTATTATAATTGTGGGTAACTTTGCAGCCACGCCTATTTCCACAGAGTACTTATCCGCTATAATTATTTTAGTAAGCTTTGGGTCTGGGTTTCAAGTATATTTTTCATGCCTAGAAAACCAATTCTGTAGGTAGTTTAAGTAAATATATTTACTCCGTAATGTTAGGCCTATCATAATACTTCCCGTCGTTAAATAAAACATCTTCTAAAGTTTTTTCAACCTTACCGCCACTCTTGCTTGCTAGTTCTTCTTCTAGCTGTTGAATTAATTTTTTATTTGCTTCTAAATCAGGAAGCCCTCTTTTTATTCTAATCATATGCTTCTACACTATATATCTCATCATCTAAGTGAACTAAGCTTAATCTAGCTTGTTGCTCAAAGGGTACTCCAAGTGCGGAAACTTGCCTAACCATTTGTATTTCATAGCGCTCGTTTGTTTTTGGGTCCACTATAATATCTCCTACAGTTAAAGGAGGTATATTAGTAGTGAAAAGAAAAACATCACTGGGATAAAATTCTCCTCAAAGCTGTAATGTTTTTTGATTCGGAGAAGGCTGAATCATCCCTCGAAAGGTTTGTGGTTTAAAATAGCCCTCTCTCCACCCTGTTCCAAAACAAGTGCAGTCATCACAAATTTTACCATTATTAACAAATAAAATAGGATCCCAAGAAACTTCACACCTAGTTCCTCATGTTCGTTTTTTAAGTAGAACAAAATCTCTCCCACTTTTTTTGTTTAATACTAATTTTTTTTCTCTAAGAATAGCCTTTCATTGTATTGACGGCGCCTCATCATTAACAAATCTATAACCATTCACGGGAAATTTGGATTCTTCTAGAGTTTCTGAATTCTTTATTTTTGCGTAAAAATATCAAGATCTAGTACTGGACAAAAGACCTTTTACACTCATATCAGTATAGTAAGGCGTGTCTATAGGAAGATCAGAGACTACAGGTTCATACTCGTTATCTAATTCAGATGGAGCTTCACTTTTAAATAAGCTTATAGTATATATAGATAAATCTTCTAAAGTAGGGGAAACCTCCCACTCTATAAAAAGAGAGTCACTATCTTTTCTACTAACTTTAAAACTTTTTAGATTTACCATTCTTACTGAGTAATTGATGAATATTCGCTTTCAACTCCGCCATACGCACTATTAATGTTTTTAGCACGTTTAATAGCCATACTTCTTCGTTTAAAGTCGCTACCCATTATATTGAAATAGTTTATATATCTGCCGTACTTATCCATATCTTTAACTGTTATTCCACCACTATCATTATAAGTAAGCGTATTTCTAGAAGAAAGAACTCCTTTCATAGTTAAGATATTTAACAACCCTCCTAGCTGAAGTACTGACCACGGAACTTCCGTATGAGAAATATAGTTTAGGTCTATAGGTTCTATAGAATAATTCATTTCATCATAAGCATCTTGTAAGGCTATGAATAGCTCAAAATCTGTAGACTCCTGAGCTTCTGTAAGCTCATTTAACTCAGGGGTATCCCCTAAATACTTTCTAAACCTTACAACATAAGGTGCCCAGTCCGCTGGGATCTCTAATAAACTGATATCGATACTTGCCATAGTTTATCTTAATACTTATTAAGGACATTGTCAAACAAAAAAGGCCGGGTATACCGGCCTTTTAAGGGTCTAGTTTACTTTTTCTAGCTAAGTGTTAAAGAAGCTACAGATTTAGTATTTGCTATAATCATACCGATTGTCTCATATGCTGAGAAGGTGATAAGATTACGTTTTTTATCGATGTCGAATTTAGTATCGTTTAAGATATTGAATTCGCCCAAGTACTCAGGAGCTGTGAAAGAGTAAATAGTATTAGCTAACAAATCTGTTTTGTTAGAAATAACTACTCTGCGGCCTCATAAAGTAGGGTATTTAAACCCACTAACTGCAATCTCGCCTTTCAATGTACCGTCACCGAAAGTACCTTTAGCGTTGTTATCGATCATAATGCGGTTAAACATTTGAGTGTCCATTAACAATACTTCTGTTTGTAAGAAGTTACCGTCAATTTTGTTGAAAAGCTCAAGGATAGAATCCTCAGGAATTTCTCCACCCGCACCATAAGATCCAGTAACTGCGTTACTTTGGATTACAATAGCTGCATCAACGTGGCGAAGGAATGTCTCATCCTCAATACGCTGAATTTCTAATACAGATTGTTGCTCAATGATTTGAGTCAAAGGCATACGATATGCAAGTAACTCTTCTTCCAATTTTTGGTATTCTTCAGAAGAAATAGTGTGGAAAGACATTTCCACTCTTTTGCCTTCTAAATAATTCGTGGTAGGTTTTCCACGGAAGTTTACCAACATCGCTTTAGAATCTGGTTCTAACTCGATTATTTTAACAACACCATCATGTTTCGTAGAAACTTGTAAGTCGGTTTGTGTTACATACATCGGAGGAAGGATCTTACGAGCAAATGATGTCTCGCGTAGTTTCTCACGAATAAATGCTGCTCCATCTGCAGCTAGTTTTTGCATACCCTCTTGGGTATCTAACTTACGTAAAAATAAGTCGTTAATTGTTCTTGCGTCCATTTAAAAAGGCCTCCTATACTGTGAAAATTTCAATTACGTTAGTAGTAGCGCCCAAATGAGAATACGAATGGGTAGCTTTTGTACAAATAGCAACAACAGTGTCAGCAACATCTGCAGTGACTAAAAGGCCAGCAGCATTAACAGCAAGTTTGTCGCCTACTGCAATCGCACCTGTAAATTGGTCTGTTAGCGCACGCATTTTTCCAAAAAGAACAGAAAGTCTTTTTAAGCCAGCGGCAGTGGCATCTGGTGTGAATCCAGCGGATCCATCACGGTTAGATTCTGTAAACACCTGAAATGCGTTAGCTGATCCAGCTGCTGGCAGTGCCAACGTATCCCCCACTTTAGAAACCCAAGTACCGGTTTTAACGGTAGAGTTTGAAGCGAAGAATGTATCTGGAGCATTAACGTCAAAGCGTTCAACACTATCCAAGTTAGTTAATAATCGAAGCATTATTTTTTCTCCTAATTTTAATATTTTGTTAATCGAATAAAGTTGCAATAAAACGGTCTTCTGCAGACCCTATAGGCAACGGAGACTCACTAAGCTTACCAACTGAAAAGGCTCTTTGTCCTCTATTGGTAGGCATCATGTGGGCAACTTTGTCCATAGTTGTTAAATCGTCTAATGGTTTATTTAGTAAGGACTCAAGGTTTTCCTGAATGTCCTCTGCTGGGAAAGATCCCATTTTTCAAAGTTTGAATGTTAGGTCTTTAGCCGCAGCAAACTTTTTAAGCTCACTAGAAAGGTCGTTTACCTCCTGAGAAAGCTCCTTCCTTTCAGAATCAAGAGCTTTTAAAGCCATAGCTACTTTTTGTATTAATTGACCTTTCATGTGACCTTTACTTATTACTAGTTATCTGACTCTGCAGCAGCTTTAAATCCAGCATACATAATTTGGCCTAACTCGTAAGCTTCGGCTACTTTTTCACGCATGTTTAATTCTTCAGCTTCCTCAGCTATTTTAAGCTCAGCTAATTTTTCTACATCTTCCGCAGTGTAATTGCCTTCACCGTATTCAGCTGCTAAAGCTTGATCTGCCCAAGACGCATATTTTTCTAATATTTCTAGACGTTCGTCTACTACTTCGTTAACTTGAGCTTGTGCAATTTTTTCTTGCTCTACAGCTGCAGTTTCTTGTATCATTTGATTAAATATATTTAAAAGACTCATTGAGTTATCTCCTATTTATTATAAATTTTATTGTAAAGATTTAGTACTACGTTGTTTTCAGAAGCCATTTTTTGCATAAAACGTCCTGCACCTAACGCGTCGTAAGGGTGGTGACCAGCCGCTTCTTGCATCTGAGCGTCGTATGCTACAGTTACAGGAGATGCTTGAGGTCTAGATACTTGTGAAATTGGTGGAATTGCAACTTCTTTAGTTGTAGGCATTGCTATTCCCATAGCTGCTAATTCGCTAAAGAAACTATGAGCTGCGATTTGGCCCATTTCTTGAGCTTGTTCTACTAGCTCTTCTTTAGTCAAGCCAACATTAGTAGTGGCTGATGCTACTTTTTCAGCTTCTACTGGAGCTGCTGATTTAGCTGCTGGTTTTTCTGTTTCAAGAAGAGTTGCTTCGAACTGCGCAGAGGCAGTTTTTTCACTTTCAAGCTCTTTTAACAGATCATCGATTTTATATGACATTGTTTTCCTCCTAGGAAATTATTTCGTTGAATATTGAATTTATTGTTTCTTCATCTAAAGATTGCAAATAATCTAAGCGATTAACAGATGCTGTTTTTTGGGAAAAAAACTTTACGGCGTCGTCAGAGCTACTTAGGGACTTTGTTATCCCTTTTGTAAGGGATACTGCGCCTATAGAGGCCCCCAATGATGTCAAAAATGGATTTTTTCTTATGAAATTTTCCGTGTTTGATATAGGTTGTCCTTGTCTGGCCCTTGCCTCAATCTTGGCACTTTTTCAGTAAGTTAAAGGAGCTGCTACTCCCATAGTAAAAAGTCACTTTTGGGCTGTCGGCATACTAGCTTTTTTATAAATACTTTCATTAACAGGGTTAAGTACTTTTTCTTGCCCCATCGTTACTCCTTGTGCTAAAGAAGCACCCATTGTTGGTAATAGTCAAGGGTGTTTGCCTACAAAAGCTGTAAATGTGTTAGGACTTGAATACCGCCCGAAAAGGGTAGCGTAACCTGCATACAAAGCTCCTATTGCGACAAATGCCATTGTAGGGTCTTTTACTCCTGATGATGCTGGTTCTGAAGTATCATCAAAAAGTAACTTGCTTACCATAGATCTTTCTACTGGCCTTCCGGATGGGTAGAAGGGATCAGGAGCTGAGCTGTCCAAAGGATTTTGTAAAACAAAAGCTTTCTTCTCTAATATTCTATTAATTATAAGTGGCTTTGTCAAGGACAGGTCTAATAAATCTTCAGATAAAAGTTGAGCTATCTTTTCATTAAGGTAATCTGGGCCAACATCATCTATTTTAGATGGTACTGTATCGCTAGTAATATTAAAGACTTGCCCTGTTTTTTCTAGTTGTTTAGACCACTCATGATTATTCGAATAATAAAGCGCTAATTTTTGAAATTCTTCTCTCTTGGGAAGAATTTTAAAAGCTAACATTGTAGAGAGTACTTCATTAAGTGGATACTCTGCCAATTTTTTTAGCTTAGCATCTGAGATATCGCCTGTTGAGTTTAATATTAAATCAGCAGGGTCTTCCTGGATATCTGTTAAAACTCCATTTAACTTTTTAGTTATTTGGGCTTCCTTTGAATCTTCAAAAAAAGCTGTTTTTTCCAAATGACCCATAAGTGGAATCATGAAAGATGAAGTTGGATCTGCCGGAATAGTTACTATAGATATATCAAAGAATCTAGGTTTTTCATTTATAGCATAAACCTTTCTACCATCTGGTAAAACTTGATTCATTTTATACTTTAAATAGTCTGAGTAATCAGCACGAACTTTTGCTCTTTTGCCAGTTATAGAACATATATCCTCTGGAACTTTGCACCCCATTGAGGTTTTTATAATTTTACCGCCATTTATATCTTCAATTATTTTTTGAACCTCAGCTAGAGCACGCTTTAGTCGAATAACTAATTCTACTCTCCGCATCTCTGGGTTATAGAATGAAAAAATAACCTTACCCATAGATTTTTCTGGGTTTTTATTTTGGTGGTGCCTATAAACATGGCCATTATCAACAAAGGTATGATGATACTTTTTTAACGCTTCTTCTGGAAAATAATCTCCATTACGATTAGATGAATAATACTCTCCTGCAGTTAAGGCATTTACAAGTGCGTAAATGTACTGGTTGTCTCTATCTAGAGTCGAAAGAAAAGAAGAAACCTCGGGAGCATAACTCGCTGTTTTTTCTAAGTCATTGCTAGACTCAATAATAGAGATTATTGGCTCGTCGCCAGGTGAAGAAATATACTCAGCTATTTTTTCTATCATTAATTACTGCCTAATAAGTCTTTAAAGATTGATAAAGATCCAGAAGTTGCATCAGGTCCCATAGAGACTGTATGTTTACTTTTTTCTATATCAGTTAATGCCTTATAAGTGTCCAATCCAGGCCCTCCTAAATCACGCATAGTGCGCATTCCTACATTTTGAGTAATGAACGCTCCAGCTGCCGTTGGATCTTGTGCTAAATTTGGCGCATTTTTATAAAGAGTGTCCCAAAGTGCCATAACCTCGTTAGGATCAGCTTCTAATAAATGAGGGTTTTTTTCTAGCATCACTTTATAATATCCGGGAGACTGTGCTTGCATAAACTTGTCTTCTGCATAGTTAATCATTCGTTTAATAAACTGCGCAACAATAACTCCAGCTCCTATAACCCCTATCATTTTTAGAGCTTCAGATGCACCTCCAGAGGATGCTACTTTTTCAAGTGTTCTTGCACGCATTTGTTGTAATTCTGTATTTTCCATTATAGATATGTTCTTTCTAATTTGTTTGTTGTTTTAACCGCGTTTTTAAAAGCATTGAAAGTTTTAGGAGTAACTTTGGTCTCTCCCCTTTTACCTCCTAAATAAAATACTCCACCTACCGCTGAAATAACTGGGTGATTTTTTGCAAACCTGTAAAGGCCCTTTACTGCCCTAGATAAGTAACCTATGTTAGTTTCAGCTTTTTTCTCTAGCGGGCTTTCTCTATCAAGGGTCTCTGCAATAGCTTCAGATGCTACATAGGTTTGAATAGCAGATAAAGCTATATCTTCATACTCAGCAATTTTTTGAACAAGCTTATTATTTGGGTTTATAAGGGTGGCTTTCTTCTCTAATTCCTCGGAGGGGCTAAGCTCTATAGATCATTTTTTAAGATCATCATTTATATGATCCGTTAAATACTCCCCAAATAAGGATGCGTGCTTTACAACATATCCTAAATCTTTAGTATCTGTTCCTGATAGTGCTGCTTGCTTTATAATCTGTACAATCTCGGATTCTATACCTTCTAATTTGGAAACTTGTTCTCCTGTAGCTCTTTCTAAAGCTGCAAGCTTGTCCAATTTTTCCCTTGACTTTAAGTAAGCCTCTGTAGAATTAAATAGGACTTTATTCTCTACCTGCTCAGCTTGCTTCTTGAGTGTTAACTTTGATTTTCAATCTGTTTCCGGTTTTAGTGAATACGCTAATGTATGCGATATTTTTTCAATATCGACTGATGAAATTTTTGCTGCATCCGCTAAAGGGAATTTTATGTATGCAGTATCTGGAGAGGCTGTTTTCAACATCTCTAAATGGGTACGAACATTAGCAGTTTCGGCTATTCGCTGAACCTGGTGTGGGTTTAAAGCATGCTGAGAAGCTATCTTTTGTAGCCCATCTGTCATATTCTCCCCCCTCTGAAGAAACTCTTCAGATAACTGTACTCCTAGTCTTTGTAAGTCGGATGGCTGTAGCATAATTATATTATATATTAAGTAGTGATGATTGTCAAGTATTAGTTTAAATTTTCCTGAACGCCTTCGAATAAGAATAGCGCTAGTAGTATTGCATACAGCGTAGAGTGCGTCCAGTCATCAGCACCTATATTTGTATACCGTTCAGAATTCTTTTCTTCGTCATACTCAATTACAACATTTCTAAGGTCGTCTAAGTAAAACTTCATCTCAGGATAATTAGGAAACTCAATCTTTCCCGTTTTAATCATCTTAAAAAATAAGTTCATAACATAATTTTTATTAAGTGTATAAGCTCTCATTTTAGGATTAAAATGAATAGGCTCTTTTTGAGTAGCTAAATGCTGAAAGGGCATTACCTTTTCAGGCCCTAACCTTTGTCTGAATTCACTATTACTTGCTTCACCCATACCATAATCTGAGGCTAAAGCTATACATCCCCATTTTGCAAAAAGCTTAGGAATCTCTTCATGTATAAACGCGTAGTCTGCTTCTTTACCTAAAAACTTTTTAGCGTAAACTACTACTATTTTAGACCCTCTTTGCTGAAGTATCGTTATAACTGTTCTAGAATTTTCACTATTCACTGGACCATAATCAATTCCCATTATAGACGGACGCCCTATACAGTCACTAGGTACGTCATCTGATAGTTTTCTTAAGTCATTACAAGCTCTCATAAGCTCTTCCTCTGTAATAGGAATTGCCCCAGAGTCATATTCTAGCCCTAATGTCTCGTTGTAAAATAAGGCTGTGGAGGTGTTCTCCATTTTATACATAACATCACTCTGCCAATCAACCCATGGAGAGTGGGCAAAGTGTAAAAGGCATACTCTAAATCCTTCGATATACGGCCTGTTGCCTGCAGTTGAGTACGTTGACACCCATTCGCCTTTATCCTTTCTAAGATCTAAAGGCAGGCCGCTTTTTTTATCGATAAGGCCATTAGCTCCAATGTTATCCGGGCCTAAAATATTCCAGTGGCCAGATGCAGAGGATTTTACAGCATACTCATTTTGGGTAGACCCAAACCAGAAATCTGCTAAGGTCCCTTTGGAGCGTTTAGGCGTTCCAGCATAAATACTTTTCTTTACTAATGATCTAGACATTGTTTCTTCAACAACACCTATAACATCTTTTTGAAGATCCTGGCAGTTACCACTTATGAATATCCCTTTTTCCTGCTCATGCCTAATAACTAATGTTGAGTTAGGAACAGTAGCACAATATACTTTACCTATATAGTTTTCTTTAATAACACGATTAGAAGAATTCCAAAAGATCTGATATGGTAATTTTAGCTTTCTTACTAGATAGTGCATATATTTATATCCTCGACGAAGGCCTTTGCTTGACTCTCTAATACTAGCTCGATGCCCTAGCAAAAACCAGGAATACTGCACTGTGTCTGCTAATTTCTTAGATGCAGTTTTTAGTTCTCCCATTGGATTAGACGTCCCAGGCCTTTTAATTGCATCCCCCATGTAAAGACGGGATAATAAGGAGTTAAGCAAAAAAGCTCTTTCTTGTGTCATTAACTCCCTAGGTATGTATTTTTCATGTGACTTACCTAATGGAGACAAGTAATGCCACAGCGCCTTACTATACACCCTAAACTGAATAGTTTCACTATTTGGCTCTTTTACTTCTGTCCACTCTACTCCAAGACTTTGTAAATCATCTCTTATTATTTTCGCGTGCGGTCCTTCATTTTGAGTAATAAATATATAATGTGCATTTGCCCCTGTATGACCTTCAGATAGGTACCACCCAATAAATCTATAAAATGGCTCTATTGGGTAACTTTCAGAGTTAAAGCTTTTTATAGCCCCGTCTACTCTTTTTCCCCTAGTACTTAAAGCAAAGTCATACTCTCCTGCGGATATGGTAAAATAAGGTTCTCCTTTATACTCTCCGTGTACAGCACTTGGGGCGCAAGACATTTTAAAATTTTTATTCTCTGCATTTTGCGACTCTACTAAATTCCATCCTTTTACCTTTGGGTTTTTATAATATCCGGTACTTAACTCTTGAGAGATCAATAAATTGTGTCTAGGAGTAACTTTTAATATAGAGCTTCTATGCTTATATACATGAATATATCCTTTATAGTCTTTTTCAATAAGACGCTCTGGGGACTGGTACTCTAATTGATGATCTTTATTTATAGTAGCTAACTGATCATTTAACGTAAGTTGTGGGAATTTTTTCCACCCATCTATAGTCAGCACTTCCATATCGGGGGTATAACACTCATCAAAAAGGTTAACATCGGCAGATACTCCACGAATTCTATCCGCGTTTAGCAGCGCATATCGCAGGTTAATAACGCTTCCATTTGTAAACTCTTTTTTATAAACATTCTGCACCATATTAGGTGTAACAAAGTTTTCTCGAACTAGCGGAGAATTATTAATAACAGGCTCAAGTTTATCACGAGCAAACTCTTGAGTTTGCGCTACAGCTGGAGAAAC